AAAGTTTGACAGCCGATACAGATTTAAATATATCAGCTAACGGCACAGGGGCTGTAAATATTAGTGATGTAATAGTTAAACTACCAAATTTACCTACATCTGATCCATCAGTGGCAGGTCAGCTATGGCGTTCCGGTAATGATGTAAAAATTAGCACTGGCTAATTAATAGTTCTTCCTAAGTAAAACATCTTTTTATTAATATCTAAAGTGACTAAATCTCCAGTGGCAAACCAGTCATCATAAATGCATATAGGACCTTTTACATATAACTGGTCCTCTACTATTTTGTAATCACACCAAAATGTATCACCTACGATTCTTTCATCTGCTTTATCGCCAGGCAAATATTTTTTATTGATTGTCCAAGGCCCTATTTCGCTCATTCCCCAATTGGCATATACTGTTGCACCTTTATCAATAAATGCTTGTATATGTGTTGCAGGTATAGGATCACTGCCCATAGCAATGTGTTTTCCGTTTAAATCTGCTGTTTTAAAGCCCTTGGTTTTAATAACTGCTTCACACATAGCAGGAGGCAGGAAGGTATGTGTATGACGCTCAAAACGTTGTAAAAAGGTAAATGCATTGAACTTTTCAATGGTAACATTGCATCCTATTGCATAGCCAGGTAATGATTGTAGTAATAATCCCCCTGCATGTGTCATTCTTGTAACTGTAAATATACTTGATTTTGAAGATATATCTTGTCCTTTTATTGCAACTTGAATACATGCGTTTAAATTATCTGGTGTTCTAAATATATCTTTTGAAGGGCCAGTTGTACCGCTACTGGAAATGGTAACTCCTTCATTTAAAATCTTTCCAAAATCTATCATTTTTCATACTTCTCTAAACTTCGATTTATAGTATTGTTTACTCGAACAAACAAAGAGGTCTTATTAAGCTGGTTAATGTGTTCTGCGCCTGTATATGTGCATACACTCCTTAAACCCCCTTGTATTTGCTTTAAAATGCTTTTAATAGACCCTTTACAGGGTATTAATAGGTCTCTACCTTCGTTAGGTCTATATTCTTGTTCAGTAGGTTTAGTTTGGTTATACATTTTGGTGCTACCCAAACCGTAAAGATTTACAAACTTTCTCCCATCAATTTCTACTATATTATCACACTCTTCTGCTCTACTTACCATGCCTGCAATCATAACCATTTCCGCACCACCGGCTATTGCCTTACATACATCTCCTGACGTTACACATCCACCATCGGATATAATTTTGACTTTGTTGTTTTTTGCTTCTTCATAACAATCCATAATTGCACTCAATTGAGGCACACCAACACCAACTTCAGATCTTGTTCTACATGCCGCTCCACTTCCTACGCCTACTTTTACAAAATTTGCACCTGCATCAGCAAATAATTTTATAGGCTTAGGAGTTGCTATATTTCCAGCACTTATTTGTATATGAGGGAAAGTTTCCCTATAGAGTTTTATTGTTTCTATCATGCCTTGTATATTCGCATATACGTTAGCTATATCTACGTTAATAAAACCTATGTCTGGATACTTAGAAACTACTTCTACTGTTTTTTCCCTATCCCAAGTTTGTACTCCACTTGTAATTGCAATAAATCTTCGGTCTGGCATTTTTTCCAATTCGATAATATGTTCTTTTGCTGTATATTCTTTATGTAGAAATGTAAAAATACGTAGCGAAGATAAAATATTTGCAATTTTATAAGTACCAGTACTCAACATATTTGCAACTATTACAGGAGTAGCCTTAGTGCCAAGCCAATCTATTTCTATGTCTACACTTTTCCTAGTAAGTGGTATTTCACTTATACGAGGTTCTATAAGCACATCGCTAAAATCTAATTTTATATCTTCTTTAACTTTATTCATGTAATATTATGCTTTTCTTTAATTCTTTCTATTGCTTTAAAAGTTGGCACTTCAATATCTTTGTTGTAATTAAATATATTAGGTTTATTAATAAATTTAAATCCAAGAGCTGTCTGAAACATAAAGTATATATGAGTAGTTTTATATAAACATTCCAAACTGCCTTTTTCGAATATTTTCATTTGTTCTTGTAATTTTTCCGGAATTGGTTTTTTCTTTTGATCTTGCCAAAATTTAGTGTCGTTCCTAGTTGCATATCTATAGTGCATAATTGTGAAATCTCTAAAATCTTCCACCATTTCGTATACGTAGTCATTATAATCTTTTAAGGTTTTTTTATCTTCTAGAACCTTAACTAAAAAATCTGCACTATAAATGCTACTATGTAAAGCAGTTGCTTCTAACGGTTCGATAAAACTTGCACTTAGTCCAATATAAGCATAATTGTTTTTTGCGATTTCTTTGTAACAGCCAGGAGTATATCTTACCTCTTTAATTGGCTTGACTTTATGTCCTAACCATTTTTCTGCTTCATCAATAATTTCTTCTGCTGTTGTATGTTTATTGCTAAAATTATATCCGCTTCCACAATTATCTGTCTTAGGCACTTCCCACATCCAACCGTTTTTCATCGCACGTGAAACTGTGTAATTTTGTTTTTTTGTTGGAAGTAAAAAAGGCACTGCTCCGTCTATGTCTAACCATTCTGTATAGCTTTGGAACTCGTGTTCAAAAACTTTGTTAAATAATCTAGCAAATCCTGTGCAATCGATGTAAAAATCTGCTGAATAAGTATTTTCTTTACCCTTTAAATTTATAATTTTTCCATTTTCATTTACAACTTCTTCAATAGTGTCTATTTCTTCAAAAACCTTATTGGTTGCTAAACATCTATCTCTAAAAAACTTTCCTACATTTTTTCCGTCAAAGTGGTATGTGTGCCTTTTTACTTCTGTATAGTCGTGTATTCCGTGTTTCATTAAAAATGCATTTACACTATAATCTTCTATATTTGCATCTTCTTCAAGCATTTTATACATAACATCTATGTCTTTTTTTGCTCCTCCTCTTATACCATCGTAATACCATCCGTCTACAAATTTCCTAAAACTTTTACCTTCACCTTGCCAGTTTTCAAAAAGTATTCCTAGCTTTACAGTTGAATTTGTTTTTTCCAAAAATTCTTTGTCATCGCCTTTAAGTATTACATCATTAAGTGATCCGGTTGCACCTTCTCCTGTACCTATTATTGGAATTTCTCCACTGTAAATAATTTTTATAGATTTTACTGCATAAGATTTTGATAATTGGTATGCTGTTGTCCAGGCCGCTGTACCGCCGCCTACAATAATAATATTTTTCATATTTCAATTTCCTTTAACACTTCATTAAATTTTTTATTACATGTCCAACTTATAATAATCCTTACGTCATCATTATAATTAATTACATCATGCGGTAGATCATTCCTTATTACTGTTGGCACTTTTAATACATGTTCAAAGTCAAGTTCTAAATCACTTGTTACAAATCCGATCATGTCATTTGATTTTAAATTTACTTTGGGTTTAGCATCACTAAAACTGTCGTATACTGTTCCATACTTTAATTCATTTTTAGATTTATAAAACCTTGTTACCTTGGTGTCGTCACAATTATGATAAGGGATATTTAAGCTACAAGATCTTCCTAAGTCTACATGCTTAGGCCAAGATCCTTTTTTCAATTGATAAATGTTGAACCTATTACCGAGCCATGAATATTGAGAATCATAGTTACAAACTATCTTATCATCATCCATCATATACCAATTATCAGGAATCTGTTTGCTAACAAATTTAAATAATTCTTTTGTGTCAAAGTTAGGTAATTCAAAAACATAGTTGTTTCTAATCATATTCTTATCTCCGGATTGTATATTTTACTTACTTCATTAAATTTAGTTTCAAAACATAACTGAAATACTATTCTTGTATTATTTTTATTAGTAAAATGTACATTATGGTACTGTTCACCAGTATTCAGTATTGCACCATATCCTTCATAATTTACGTTACATACAAATTCTTTTTTTTCGTCATAAAAATATGTTTCGCCGCAATTTTCTGTAAGGGCAAAACTAATTACAGTCTGCCTAGGTATCCAAGTACCATCAAATTCATTATGCCTATTTTTGTCTTTGTGTACAGTGCTACCAGATTCATTTACTCGTAATAGCTGACAAACACAATCTAAGCCTGTTGTATTAAATTTTTGTAATTTGTTTGGCAGTTTAAAAAAACTAATCTTGTAGCTTATATCTACAAAAGCATCTGGCTCATATGCCAGATCTAATAATTTTTGTCTTGTGCTTTCTTTGATAGCATACGGAACAAGTTTATAATAAGGTTCCATATTCTTCTTTTTTCTTTTCGTATTCTTTAATAAGCATTTTTGTTACAGGTCCAGAGCGTTGTGTTTCTGTTACTCCACCGCTTGAACTTGTAATAAAAACTTCATCTGCATTTAAGAATTCTTTTTTTGAAATAGGGCGTCTAGTCAAGTCTACTATATCTTCCACTACACTCATAGTTACCCCTTTGAGAACATTTTTGTCGGCTGTATAAACTTTACTGTCAATAACAATACCTACATTAAATCCAGGCCCTTCAGTAATGTTACCATCAACATCTACTAATACTGTTGTGTCACTTCCTTCTGGTCTATTACGCTGGCTCATTGTGAGTTCGATCCAAGCCATGTTCTTATAAGTCTGTCCGTAGTAGTCATCATTTACACGTTTAATTTCTTCGTCTAACGCAATATTAATAATAGACTTGCTTCCGATTGGATAACTTGGTTTAATGTACATAGCAAAATGTGTTTTACAATTTTCTAAATCTCTAGGATTACCACTGGGAGGATAACCTCTCCATGCCAAGAACCAAACAAATGCATTCTCAATTGGATTATGCCTTGCTAGTTCCTTAGTAATTTCTAGAGGATCAACATCAGGAAGGATAAGTCCGTATCTTTCTGCACTGTTTTTAAATCTTTGTAAATGTCTTTCGTAACAAAATGCTTTGCCGTTGTATACAGGCATTACATCATAAGTACTATCACAATGTATGAATCCAAAGTCTAAAACTGTTGGTCCAATTTCTCTTAATGGTTTATATTCTCCATTTTTGTATGCTATTAAGTCTAAAACGTCAGTCATCAAAATGTACCTTTTTAAGTTGAGGATCATCAGGCAATTTTTTCTTAAGTTCTTTGAGTCTATTAATTCTCCACTCTAATAATTTAAAGTCTAAAACCCAAGGAAAAATAGCGTGAATCAAACTTCCTATTGTTACTCCTAGTAGAAAAAAGAATTCGTCTATCGCCAGCCTAAAGTGCCACCAGTATCCAGCATCTTCTCTACCTGCCTTTTGTTTTGCTTCTTGTAAATGTTTAGGATTGTACCACATAGCTTCCTTTCAACAAATTTCTGCGTCTATTGTATTCTTTAATATTAAGTTTCCACACGGCTTGATGTGTATAGTATAACTCCATTTCACTATGCTTGTCAAGTATTTTTTGCTTTGCAAGTAAACCCATAAGTTTATGATTCCTGGCGGCTTTGCCATTTGAGTGTTCATGGTGTGTGTTAGTAGTAATATATAGCTCATCAGTAGGACAATATTCTATAAACTTGGGAATGATTTCTCTTTGTGTAATACTGTTCCAGTCTCCTTTACCTAAGCCTAGAAAAGTATCATTTTGTGGAAGTTCACAACCTCTAAAAAGTATTCGCCAAGCATTTTCACCTACCTCAGGTAATGGATGACATCCTGCCACTGCAACAATAGTTTCATTTACTATTGCACAAAAGTATTCTCCACGTTCTTTACACCAATCATACTTCATGGCTTTTAGACTAGAATTATTTTGGTAACCAAGTTTTTCTGCTTGTTTACAGAAAACTTCTAGTTGAGGTATAAGATCATCTGTAATAACTTTTATTTGCATATTGTAAATATACTCAATCCTATTTTACGTTCAATACCTTTATTTGTAAAATCAGTGCTACAGTGTAAAGCAAGACTATCAAAGCACAAAACACTTCCTATTGCCCAGTCCAATGTTGTGTTAACACTGAGACCTTCAGTCCATTTATCTTTTAAATGGGAAAGATATTCTGCTTTGAAAGTGTTTTTGATGCCATTTGTATTGCAATTATGTACCTGCGAGTATTCTGTCACTGGAGCATTATAATAAACGTTTTCTTTCTTTTGTTGTCCGTTAAAAAATTTAGCAGGTCCTCCATAATAGTATTGATCAAAAATTACTAACTTCACATCATTACTATTGCCGTATATTTTTAGAGGCAATGTAAATGCTTTGTACGATTGAGGTAAATTGAATTCATCATCATTATGAATTATATGCGGCATATTCACATCAAAAAAATGTGCATATCTAACTTCAAATGGTAACAGTTTTTCCTGCATCGTATCAATTATAGGTACAAGTAAATCATGATTGTTGTTTATTTTAAGAACTTTAGGTCCTGTGTTTTTTTGTATAATGTTGTCTTCATTATCAAAATAGTGTTTTAATAACGAACTAGTGTCAACTATATTGTCTACAACAAAAGGATCGCTGTGAGTGAGTTTAAGTTTGTTTATACTAGCTGTATCTCGCATCAATAATATTTTAATACACTCATAAGTTTCATAACATTTTCCCATGTCTTAGGCACGTTAAGAATTAAGTGATAACTTTCGTCTGTCCAGCTGTGGGTTCTATGCACTTTCCGTGTATCTACATAATAAGTTCCGTTTACTACTACGGGTCTACGTTCTTCAGATAACCACCATTCGTAGCAGTCTGTTCCTGTCTGTTTACCTATAAATGTAATAATTCTAAAACAATCACGAGTCAAATTAGGACTATCTCTATGCGGCGGGAACCAACCACCCTGGTTGGCTTTTATTATCATAGTCCGCCCAAGCCCGCCCCAATAATCTAAGATATTGTGTAAACTTGTAAGTCTACTATATGCTTCTGTGGGAGTATTGAAATCTTTTTCTAAAAGAAATCTCCCGGCACGTTTTATAGCTTCTGGTCTGCTTAGACTGTCGTTTGGTTTGTCGCCTTCTAAACCTACAAGTAACAATCCCTCTCTGTCATTACTGATTCCATCTCTACGCAAGTATGGTACAAACCAATCTGATATTTGTGCTATTTCTTTTTCAAATATTCTATGATTAAATGGAAAGTTTAATAATTCAAAATCACCTAATGCTTGTAGTTGCATTTCACATTTCATATCTTCATCTGTTGGTTCGAAAATTTGAGGAGATTCTACCCATCGGCTATGATAGTCTGCAACTTTTTTCCTATTAGACTTTTCTATTATATTAAGAGGTTTTCCGTTTTTATCAACTTTTTTTAAATCCATATAATTAATCCTTTATTACTTTTATCACATCATCAAAACTAGGACGGGGATATGCTTTTTCTACATGTATAGGCGGAAAAGGAATATGTTTTTCCGCATCTATCCTTGGATCAAAATACTGATGTCTTGTTTCTATATCTTTTGCATAACCGATGCCCATAATAAATCTAAAATCCAACGCCCTTTCGTCTTCTGCTAGTTTAAATATTTCTTCAGCTCTTGTGTAATTGTTACAAATGTTTTGACACATTCCAGTTGATAATCCGCGATTGGCAAGAGCCAACATTATATAAGCACTGAAGATTCCTATTTCAATATTTTCAGTTTGTGCTTGTCTACCATTAGGATCATTTGTGCGTTTTTGTCCTATACCTAAACCATTGAATTCGCCACGTTTTGAAGTTTTCTCATATCTAGTTTCTAGATCCGATGTCCATCTTGAATTGAATCCTAACAGCCAAGGTGCTAGTACTTGAGGATTACCGTGATCAACTTCCTTGTCCATTTCCTGGTTTCTGTGACAAATCGTCATAATTTCTTTACGTATTTCTGGATCGTCATTTCTCATCAATCTAACTTGATAAGGAAACATAAGATTTTTACTAGGTATATGTTGATGAACTTCATGCAATGCATCTAAAATTAGGTTTTTATCTGGAACTGTATCTGCCCATGCAAATGTAGTGTGCCTCTCCTCAATTAATTGTGACCAATCCATTAATTTTTCCTCTTTGGTATTTTACTATCAGCACTACTTACACAACTTTTTGTAATACAAGTTTTAGGTGTCTTAAATAGCTTAAATCCTGTTTCAATGTTACCAAGAGGTGCATCATGGCACGAATAGCTACGTTTTATCGAACCGTCAGGCTCGCGGATAATAATTCCACTATATCCTGCTTGACAGTTCCATCCTTCAAAATTGTTAAAATTAAAAGCATTAAAACGTTCTGCTTGGTCCATATAATATTTATTGCCTAGGGAATCTTGTAATTCTACCTGCATGTGCCAAGGCACACTGGCATCATTTTTGCCCATTATATCTTTAGGCAGTTCAAATGTAGGTTTAGGACGGTTAACAAATTTACGTTTACTTTCTGTATAAGCACGTTGAGGCATACCGTTCCAAAGTTTTTTTAACATGTCGTCTGTGTATCCATCTACCACTTTTGATGCTGTAGGGTCTGATTGTGGTTTCAGTGTTACGTTTATTCCTTGTTCATGAAAGAAAAGTGCGTTATCCCAATCTCTTTCAAACCATTCAGGAACCATAACCATATTGATTGTAACTTGAACATCATGTTCTTGACTAAGAATTAATTTATCAGCAAAATCCTGCATTTTTTCTTTTGTGTTAACATGTTCAGTATGTAAACTTGCAGTAATACTTGCTCTATGGAAGGGTTTTACATACTCTACATACGTTTCAAACCACTTCATAGGTCTGCTACAATTACTTGTCATATGTACGCTGGTATAATTTGTGTTTTCTACATCATCTGCTAGATGTTTTAATATATCCAAGTATCCAGGATGGAAAGTAGGCTCTCCTCCCGACAAGGAGAAGTGGAAAGAGTTAAAACCATTATCACGAGCTTGTCTCTTTATCTCATCGATTGTATAAAGACAGAGCTGTGTGGGCCTGTGATCTTTCTTATCTGATCTGGCGTATGGCCAACAATAACTACAGCGATAGTTACAAAAGCGACCAAGAAGCCAACTAACAGTAAACAAATCTCTGTATAAAAGCGTCCTCTGTCCGACTTGTACAATGTCGTCAAAAGGGATCTTAGTAAAGTCATAATTACTCCATTTCAAGTCTTCATTCATATTTTAACACCTTTTTGGTATCATGCTAAGTATTTATTGGTGATAAATATTTCTAACAATAGGACTGGCTTGTAAAAATGATCAAAGATTTATCTAAAATTGTTAATCACTGTCAACGTAATTGGGAATATACTCCTATACCAAACGAACATATAGATGCTATTGTAGATGCAGGTAGGAACATGCCTACCAAACAGTCCACTAAAAGTTACACAATAGTAAAAATTACCAATCCTAAAGTAATAAGTTCAATGTATGAACAGTCATATGAATCAAAAGACAAAAATCATGGATCGAACACACAAGTAGATGCACCACTTTTGTTAGCATTTTTAATGAATAAAAAAGTGATGAGAAAGGAGCCTATCAGACCAATAAAATTTGGAGAAAACCTTACGGAAAGAGAACTAAAAGCAAAAAACATGAACCTTCAAATAACAAATATGGAGATAGGACTTAGTGCAGGTGCTTGTGCTTTGCAAGCCGCAGAACTTGGTTATAAAACAGGTTTTTGCAAATGTATATCAGATCCAGACATGCTAGTGAAAAAAATATTAGGACAAAGTCCTAAGGATTACAGAATAATGCTTTTACTAGGTATAGGAAATCCAATACCTGATCTTGCACACAATGTTAAAAAAACTAGAACAAAAACATATAGCCATGTTCATGAAGGGAAACTCAGTAACACCTATACAAAAAAGATACCTGTTATAAGTATTACATAAGAGGAAAGCCTATGTTTGAAGAAATAGTGACAAATCGAATTACCTGCAGAAGTTTTAGCGATAAAACTGTGCCTCGGGAATATATAGACATCTTAAAAAATGCAGTTGGTTTGTCGCCTAGTAAAAATAACAAATTGCCATGCAAAGTAGTTATACTGGGTCCAAACGCCACAAGCGAAAAAAAAATGTTATACGATGCAAGCCATTGCGGTCCAACGCACCCTGAAATGAGAAACCCGCAACTACTTGCTCCTTACGTATTTTTATTCTTGCCTAGAGCAGAGGCAAAAACAGAATATGAATGGTCTGAAAAACGCTGGCAAAAACATACTTATATACAGGCAGGAATATCTTCAGCAACATTAGTGTGGTGTGCAGAGTCATTAGGACTGTCTACAGGATACTGCGGAGCAGTTGACGGCAGTATGGGCGAAGAAGGTAGCTATGTTGCTGAGATGATAGTTGCAGTTGGCGTTGGTTACCCTAGAACAGAAATTAATGATAAACGTGTACGAAACGAGCCAAACGATACTACACTCAATAATGGCACTTTCGATGTCGAAAAAAGAATTTCCATCAATGATTGGATTGAAGAAATCGGAACATAATGAAACCAAAATGTTTACCTAAAACGCACGGTAGCCAAACCCTTTACTTTAGTGCTACTGGCTATCTATATCCATGCTGTTGGATGGAACAAAGAAAAGCAGAAGATTATATGAGAGAAAAAGGGTTGTTAGATGAAAAATTAAAATTGTCTAATGTAGACAATGTTGAACAAATTTTAGAAAGCAAGCCTTGGAAACAATTTATCGATACATTACAAAATAATCCTGAAGGTGCATGTAATAGGTGCAAGGAAATGTGCGGTGAATGAATATATAAAATATCAAAAAACACAATGGCTTAATGTAGATATTTCTTATCGTTGTATATTAGGTTGTAGTGCATGTATGCGGAACATATTAGAAGATCCGGAAAAGAAAGGTTCAGATAGTTTAAAATACTTTAAAAATAAACTAGAAGAATCTAATGATATAAGTTTTTTAGATTTACAAAAATTAGCAGAATTTTTTCCTAAGATAAGTTTTTGTGGCGGATTAAGTGATCCAGTTTTTCATCCTCAATTTGTAGATCTTTTAAAAGTTACAAATACGCTACCTAACAAATTTAGAATACACACAGCGGCACAACAAAAAAACCTTGAATGGTACAAAGATGCCTTTGGTGCAAACAAAAGAATAGAATGGATTTTTGGTATAGATGGATTATCAGATACTAGTCCTATGTATAGGAAGAGACAAAATACAGATTTAATGCTAGATGCTATGAAACTTTGTTCTTCTATGGGATTAAAAACAGAATGGCAATTCATTGTGTTTGATCACAACAACCATCAAATCAACAAGGCTAAAGAAATTTGCAAAGAAAATTTTATAAATTTACGCTTACACTACAGCAGAAGAAATCTTTCCGGCAAATTTGTCTTGCCACGAAGTGTCAACGAAAGGTATAAATTCTGGATACCAATCGAGCAAAGAAGTTCCTTGGTTTCTGTCTAATACCAAACTATATTTTAGAAAAGTTTCCCACTTATCACTATGTTGACTATTCATGTAGTCAATACATTTTTGACCAAACAATTTTATTCTTTTATGATTTTTATTATCTGTAAGTGTGTCTTTGTATTCGTACCATTCTCTTGTAACCTTTTCTTTTAATGGCACAGGTAAATTTTTAATGTTAAGTTCGTTAGGATATTGTACCAAACTGGTATGGTACCAAACTCCTAGGCTTTCAAAGTATTTGCATGTATCAACTAATCTAGTTATGTTTAGTAAACTTGTTGTACATGTGCCTATTACATTTATGTTTTCTAATTGTTGTAATAGTTTAATGTTCTCTTCGACTTTTTCCAATTTTCCATTCACACGCACATACTCGTAACAACTTGGATCGCCGTCGAGACTGATCTTCACATTAATTTTTTTAAATTTTTTCCACAGATCAATAATGCTTTTACCTCTGTATTCTAGTGTTGTAAGATTGGTAGTATAGTCTAGAGCGATATTTTCAGCGTAAGGAATCATACGTTCTAACCAACCATAATGTTTTTCGTGATACAAAGGTTCTCCACCGCTTATCAAAACTTCTCTAAGAGTTGGTCCCATGTCAACAACTTCATCTAACAACTTATCTGTTATACTAATATGACTATCGAATTTACGTTGACCCCCATACTTTGAAACTAAATCATGCATGTCAGAATCACGCTTAACTTCTGCTTCCCATTTACTGCTATAGGTTGGAGAACAGTGTCTACACATTAGATTGCAGATATTATCAAACCGTATTTCTACACTTTGAATTTGCGGATTTTTGTAATTAGGTGCTGTAGCAAAAGATTTAAGAGCAACTTGTCTTGTGCTTTTTATTCCACTATCTTCCATGTCCCAACAACTTTTACAGCTAGGATGTTTAACGTTATTTAATAAATCATTACGAACTTCGGATAGTTGTTTGCCGTTCCATATGTCTTTAAGAGATTGCGTTTGATAGTCGCCTACACCATCTGGATTTCTCCAACAGGGCGTGACTTTACCTTCATGTTTGATATTGATATGGCTAAAAGGTAACGGACACTTAGTTGTTGGTATTCTTCCTATAAAAGATGTTTTTTCTATTAGAGCCTGCCCAACTTCTGGTATACTGTGCATTATACTTTGTTTTCTTATTGTGTCAAGATCGTCTGTGTATTCTCCAAACACTTTATAGTCTTCTTCAGATGGTTCTCCGTCCAAACTTTTAATCAACCTATCAACTGTATGATTTGCATGATGTATTAAAGCATGATAATCATAGTCGTCTTTTTGTATGCTTGTATCAATCAATTCAAGTAACTTTCCCCTCATTGATTCAAGGCTGTCTATTGTCTTGTTCTTGTTTGGCCATAACTTTGGTGCAAGATAACTAGGTGTTACCACACTGCCAATTGCCCATGAAAACCGTTTCCATTGTTGCGGCAATTCTCTAAGTTCATTTTTACGTGACTTTTCTCTTGCAACAGTATGAACGATTGCATCTATGTTATTGCCTTTAGCTCCTTTGAGAATGTTTATCCACCAATCAAACATATCCGATACTTGCCAAATATTATAAACATTGAAAGTTGGCGCCCATTGCACATTAAATTTTTCTTTTACCCATTGTTTGGCACTAGCTTCTACCATATTCCATTCACTGGGATATCTTATGTAATCATTAACTTTTCCTAGTCCATCTATGCTTAAAAATAACTTAATTTCTTTAAATTTACGTAATTTTTTAAGTATTTTTTCTTTTGGTATCCAGCTACAATTCGTATAAATTTCTAAAACTATATTGTTAGGAGTTTCTATTAGATCTAATATTTCTAGAAACTGCGGATTTAACATTGGTTCTCCGCCAACAAATTTTATTACTTCTACATCTTTAAAGTCTTCTTTAGAATATGCAAAACTTTCTACAGCATTATTTGAAACTTTGCGATCAGTATATCCGTGCTCCGCAAGAATATTTTCATCATTACTCCATGTAGTGCTCAAATGAGCATTACATGTTCTGCAGGCAAGATTGCAATATCTACCAATTCCTAATTCAATGTATTTTAGTTTTTCAGGCACTACACTGGGGATTTCGTTGAAATACATGTCATTACTAGACCAACGCATACTCTTTACATTTTTTTCTTCTTCTTTATAACATTTCCAACAACCAGGTACTTTTTCCCCTGCGAGCATTCGTCGTCTAATCTCTGTAAAATATTCCGTGTTTCTAGAATCCACCAAGGATTGTTCTTTGTGTTTTACCTGTTTGTCATTTAAAAAATCAGCACTTAGATCAAACCTACAACAAGGTTTTATCATACCCTTGGGGGTTGTCGCAATGTGCATCCACGGTAGCATACAAAACGATTTATTTTCAACACTTATATCTCTGTTTTTTCTTTTCAAGGCTTTTTCCGTGTTGTCATTAGTGTGAGTCCTGCTTTGAGAGTCACACCTGCTTTTACAAAGTCAACGCCACTGTGAGCTTGACATCTATCAAAAACAATCATATTACCGCGTTCCCAGTCATGCACTGCTTCTAATTCAAAGCCATCTAACCAACGCTTGTTGAAATGTGTAAAATATTTCTCTCTCGTTTGCTCATCAAAAGTCTTGTCCCAATTATTACAAACAGTTCCATGCTTGTTATAAGCTGTCAAGCTACTGTAATCTCTAACAGTGTAATTCACGTTTGTGTCATATTTTTTGTCGCTCTTTGCAAAATTTGTACCGTACATGGTAAATCTTTGTTTCATAAGAGCAGTACCAGATAGCGGTTTTGTGTCACTGTTGGTCCAACAAACAAATATAGGGATTATAATTTGTTTGCCTGGATATGTATTTTTGTATTCATCCGGATTACCAGTATCAATGTGTAAATTGTAAGGTGTACTTGTAACAAAAAAATTACCCTTCCAATCATCTGTATCTTCTATCTCAGGAATATATGATGAAAATTTATCCCAAAACTTTTCTTTAATATCATTTATATTACTTTTAAAATGCAGTGTACCGTTCTGTTTTACTCGTCGGAATTCGTGATGTCTATACATTTGATCTGTCAACCATTCTAGATCATCTTCAGAAAATACATTTGTATGATTTGCACTATTGCCCCAGCTGGATTTCCACAAAGCAATGTCAACTTCATCAACTTGATGTAGAATCTTTTGTTCCGGATCGTAAGGCAGTTTTTCTATGTCACGCATGTTCTGTAATCTTTACTTTGCCGCCAATTGGTTTTACTTCTAGTTTCTTTAAATTACATACTTCGGCACATCTTGTGATTTTGCCGCAAGGTCCTGTGCTAACGTTATTTTCAAAACTTGCTTCTAAATCATGCATGAAAAATTTATTTTCTAATATGTCATCCACATCATTGTATCTAACATCGTTCCAGTTCTCATCACCGTAGTATTCAAATCGTTTTTTTAAAAATTCTCTTTGCCGCCAATCGAATCTATATCTTGCGGCAGGAATAAAACAACACGGCCATATTTTACTGTCATAACTTATGAAATACTGCCTTGTTGTTTGTGATCTACATTCTATCTTTGCACCATCATATTGAGCAAATTCAGTTAACAAACCTTCTACTGGCTCGCCTATGTTAAAATCTTTGGATAAAACATTTCTCTCTTTACGTTGCATGATTTTATCGTAACCTAAATCTGCTTGATTACTACGATCAACCATTATATGAAAACTTTCAAATCCCATGTCTTTGCTTATTTGTTCTGCTTTATCCGTCTGATGGCTATTCCAAGGGAATTCAATCCAACGCCAAACTGCTTCGCCGCCTGCTTCTATGAAAGCCTTTGCATTTTCTATTACTTTGTTATAATCTACTCCTTGTCTATATATACCCAAAGTGTCTTCTAGCCCATCAACACAAAAATAAACTTTTTTACTTTTTCCTCTACCAGTGGACAATAACTGTGCCAACTTTTGCCAATAGTCAGGATTTCTTATACCTCCATTGGTGCTTACATGTATTCTATAATGAGGATTGTTAGATATTGCAAATTCAATAAATTTGTAAAAGTCAGGATGCATCAATGGATCATCTATACTTCCACAAAAACGTAATTGTTCTACTGTACCAAATGTTTTTGCTAAAAGGATTTTTTTAAAAGTTTTTAAATCTAGCATTTGTTTGTGCGGTATCATAGATTTTGTATGGTTGAAATTTTTATTATCGGTTCTTACACAACCCAAACACAAAGAGTTGCACATACTACTGAGTTCAAATTCTAATTGTAAAGGATCTGGATTATAATGCATTTATGCTCCTGTATTTGCAAACACACTTCTGTCTACATGGCCGTCGATAGTTTCAAAATATTTGTCTTTGTATTTAGACTTAGGGGCACATAATCCGCAACCGCAAGTATGCTTTGGACAGATTATTGTAGGCATGGTTCCTGTTGATAACTGGTCTCGCAATTTTTTTAGCATAAGATCTGCGCCTCCTCTACCCATTCTTCCTATATACCCACGTTCGCCGCCAAACTTTGCTTGACAGGTTTGATGGTGAAATACTTTGTCTGTTTCTTGTTCGATATGCAAAAAGAACCAATTTACACTACAATGCCAACCTTTAAATTCTCTAAAATCTACAAAAGTGCTTTTTCTAGATTCATTTCCTTTGCTTAAACACATTTCTCTGCTACCGCAACAAGGTCGTCCTATAGTCATTCCTAGTTTTTTCTTTTCGCTAGTCTTTTCGCCAACTGCACTAAGCTGATTAGCCTCTTCAACATCTTTGTTAAGATCTGCATTCTTTTTATTCCAAAAGTTTTTCATATAATCAATTTGTTCTTGATTGTACTTGTGTGCAAAACTTCCAGGACTATCTGCTTCTTCGCCTATGACTCGAGGCACGTAAGCAATGTTATTTTGATCCAACCATGTGCATAAGTCTTTACATTCATCAAATCTCTCAGCATGAAACATTACGTTTATACTTAGATTAAAATTACTACGTGCTTCAGCTTCTTCATTAAATTGCACAATTCGTTCTTTGGCTTGAGATTTTAATTTATCGTCTGCTTCCGTATGATAACTTACTGTGATGTGATCCATATTTAATGCAATAGCATTTGCAATTTTTTCTGACATTGCACCATTACTAGTAAGAGCAAAACTGGCTTTCCATTTATGTTTATATTTTGTTTGGTATTCACTTTTAAGCCATTTTGCAAATTCCATAAAATTAGGATTTACTGTTGGTTCGCCACCAGTAAATGTTATGGCGGCTACCTTGTAAGTCCTGTACTCCATATAAGTATCAATGTATTCAAACATAAATTCAGCATTTTTCTTAAGACTATCCAAACTTGCATGTGGACTAAAGTTGTTGTGTCTAGTCACAGGACAATAACTACAATCATAATTGCAACGTCTGCCTAAATCCCAAGTGACTTGGAATACTTTGCCTGTTAGTAGGTCAACTGTATCAAAGCTCATTAAATATATCCTTCATCTCTGGAAATGTTTCTGCAAATAAAACGCCACGTTGTTGATCACATAGAGATAAAAATTCTTTCATTTCTGGCAAACGCCTGCTCCAGTCTTCGCTTTCCATAAAACTTAAGATACCATTCAATCGTTTTATACCATATTCTGCACTACGCCATTGTTCGTATTCGACTTTGCCTTTACGCCAACTAGGAATGCCAAGTTCCCAATTAGCTTCCCACCAAGGATACCATGCTTCATACTTGCGTCTACATTCTTTCTTGAACCATTCTGGCAAAACTTTTACATTTAAGTGTGCAGGCCAATAAACAAAATGTTGGCTTATGCCGCCTGCACCGAAAGGCCACATGTTAATTTTACGAAAGCCTTGTTCTAGCTTCCATTGAATCAAATCCGGCAAATAATATACATTAAGAGCCTGAACTGCACAGGCTATAGTCACCTCTACATTATCAGTTGTTTCGTTATCTAGTCGATGAAATGTTTTTACTTGATTGTCCCATTCGCTAGGATAACGTATGTAACTATTCATTTCTTTGATACTGTCAATACTGTAGTGGAACCTTACTAACTTGAAATTGCTCCACAGTTCAAATAAATCATCACGCCATTCTACACCATTTGAATTGTAGCGTAGTTCTAAATCTTTTGCATATCCCATCTTGATAGCATGTTCAAGTATTTCGTAGTGTTCTTCAATAATAAGACTCTCGCCACCAGCAAAATAAATCTGTTGCATACTTGGCATTTGCTCATAAAACTGTTTCCAAAATGTTGGATTTTGTTTGTGCCAATTATAACTGCTTCCATTTGTGCTACCTTTGTCTTTCCATTGCATAATCTCTTTAAGTGATTCATTTTGCACCGCAGGAAATATTGCTTTGTAATCTTTGATCCAACCTGAACTATCATGCGGGCTACACATCACACAAGCCAATTGACATTTAGTTCCAAAGCGTAAATCAATATATGCTAGGTTAGGAGGTACACTACCATCTGGTTTTGTTTCTTGTAAGATTTTATCTAAGTCAACCCTTTGACTCCAATAGTGTGTTTCCCACATACGCTTTGACCTGTGTCCTGCGGCTTCTTCTTTGTAGCACTTTAAACAGCTGGGTGGCTTTTCGCCGTTGAGCATTTGTAAGCGTACATTTTTCATGTAATCACTGTTCCATGCTGTTTCAAAATCACTCACGTTTAAATTGTTAGGCTTACCGTCGTCTGTTTTTAAAATACCTACTTGTCCACCGTGTTCTTTGTCGTTAGTAGGGCCAACCGAACTTGCGTTAGCTGTGCAACATACTCGCATACTTCCATCTGGTCTTGTGCTTAGATGCACCCACGGTAACAAACAAAAAGTATCTGATGGTAGTTCATCTTTGCTCATTACAATTTTTCCTTTATAAATTTGTCACGTCTGTTTTCTTTACAGGTGCTTTGACATTTGGGTATGCGATTATTTCCAGTCCAACTTTTTTGTATGTCTGTCCAGACCTTTCCTGTCATTGCTTGTTCAAGACTGACATTTTCTATATTGATATCATTCATATAATCATTTTCTGTGAGTATTTCTTCAAATCTATCTTTTTGTTTGTTGGTTACTGCAAACTCTAACATTTTACTATTTAAGTGACAGCAAGGTATCACATTGCCCATGTGGTTAACAAAAATACGTTTTTGATTACCATACTTACAACTTATACAAGGTGATTCTTCTACTTCTACCTTTTTATGTTTTACTCCTCCAGTGTCTTTTCTATGGCTTATAATAGTTTTGAATTCTTTAAACCCTTCTTGCTTTGCCATTTCTCTGGCAATTTCTAACTGATGTTCGTTGTGTTCAAACACAATAAACTGCCAATTAGCTCTGCCACCTGCTCCAATAAAAGCTCGCCAATTTTCTCTTACCTTTTTGAAATTACTGCCTTCTCTGTATTGTTCACTAAGTTCGTCACTGCCGTCTACTCCCCATGTTACTTTATGGCTAAGCGGTAACAGTGTTGCTAATTTTGTCCACCATTGTGTTGTGCGTAAACTGCCATTGGTTGCAATGTTTATATGACAGTCCCAACTTGCAAAGTGTTCTATAATTTCAAAAAAGTCTGGATGTGTAGTTGGCTCATCAACACTTCCACAAAAATTAATTATTTTTATGTTGGGAAACATCTCACGTTTAAACTTTTCTTTGATAACATTTACATCAAGATATGTTTTGTTTAAAATCTTGTCTGCTTCATTACTCAGCACACGAAAACAACCTTTGCATTTGATATTGCAAAAACTTGTAAGTTCGATATCAATCCATTCTAATGTTTCAGTTGTCCACATTATTCAAAGCACCACGGTATAGTTTTTTTACTGTTTGTTCCTCTTTTTGAATCTAGATCTAATAGATACTTTATCATAGTTGCATTACCTTCTTCATCAAATTTATAATCTTTATAAAATTCTTTAAGTCCTTGTACTCTTGTATATTTTAAAACTCTTTGCACCACATGAGGCTTCAAACAATTTACAGACAGAAAATTAGGATGATAAAGTTTATGGATATCAGTAGTGCAACCACTCCATTTTTTCCGTAGCTTTGTTACTACTTTATCTACATTTGGCAAGTTCATTGCTTGTACAGTAATGTTAAAACTACTACTTTTAGGATTTAGATCTACTAATTGTTGGGTACTTTGACAAAATATATCATGTTGTGTAGGATACCGTATTAGTTCGTTGACACTACCCCACCCATCTATGCTTATAATAAATCTAAGTCTTTTAAACTTTTTAAGTATTTTTAAAAATGCATCTGTATTACTAACTCCATTAGTTTGAATTTCTATTATTGTATAATCACAATTCCATTTATGTTTAGACAATTTATCTAAAAAATTATGAACTGATTTCATATAGAAAGGTTCACCTCCTGCTATATAAATTTTTTCAGCTTTATCCTTGCATCTTTCGTATACCCAATCCCAATCTAAGGACTCTCTAACCCGTTTCAATTGCTTATTCATTCCTGGCCAAAGATATTTTGAATATACATCTAAATCTTCATACCATTTGCTACTATTAAAAGGATTACACATAGCACATTTTAAGTTACAAGTGTTACCAGGGCGTAAATCCCATACAAGTATTCCTTTGTCACCTCTTGCTAAACTTTGCTGGCGCTTACTTGTTTTTTTGCCTACAGATTCCTTTATTATACACTCCTCACATTCTGGTCTTTTCCAATCTCCTTTAAATCCTTCTCTAATTTCGTTTATATAATCATTATCTAACAATTCATTAATGTCTTCTACATTGGGTCCTCTTTGCTTGAATAGACAACAAGGCTTAGTAACATAACCGTCAGCTTTTTTCTCAACATATATACTGTTTATTGATTCTAAACAATTATAAGGCATCTAACACTTCCCCTTCTATAATTTCATACATTTCTGGATTAGCATCCTTAAAAGACATGCCATAATGGTTGTCTAAAACTCTTGTGCTTTGTAAAAATTGATCTAGCTTGTTTTTAACTTTTCTGTCACTAAGAACAATATTTTTAAATTGTTGACTGTGACCTGTATGAAAATAATTTGGTACCCATTTTTGTCTTATTTCTAACGGAATTTGCTCTAAACACAACCAGTCAGGTCCTCGTAAGGGACTTGGGCTAACCCGCATATCTTTCCAATCATTGAAGTAATCAATAATTTCTTGACATTTATTTACATTAAGAATACTTATTGTAGGGTTAGCTCTAACTTCTATCTGTCCTGTGTTAGCTTTTCCATGCAGTTTGGCCCACGTGGTAATATTTTTATCTATTGTATTCCAATCAACTCCATATCTTGTGCTTTCAGCTAAAGGACCTAGACCGTCAATACTTACTCTTATGTTAACCGATTTGAATCCAAGTAACTTATCTAATATATCTTTATGAGGCATAATAGTAGCATTAGTACAAACTTGGAATTCAATATTTTTTGGATCTGATTTCTCACATATAGTTTCAATAAACCAATTAAAATTTTTACTATAGAAAGGTTCACCTCCTATAATTTCTACTGATTTTAAATTAGACAGATCACTGTTTTCTATAACTCTTTTTATACTCTCCGAATAATTTTGTTTTATAGGATTGGTTGTATATACCGGTTGTCCTGTAATTGATCTCAGTTCATGCACTACATCTTTGGCGCTGTTCCATTTGCTACTGTGTTTAGGAGCACAAATTCTACACATGAGATTGCATGTATAATCTAACGCTATTTGTAAATATTCTACTGTTTCACCAGTCCCGGTTATTTTTGTATTATACCAATTACGACGTGATTGTGTATTGTTTCTTTCTCTGGCCCAGCAAGTGTCACATTGTGGGATTTTTATTGTTGATGTTTCTTTTCTTATCCGCTTTCTTAATATACTATTCAGTGCTTGTTCAAAATTTTCTATCTGACTAATATCTGGAATGTCTAATGTTTTTACGGGGTCAAAATGACAGCATGGTTTCACACGACCTTCGGCACCGTCAACTGAAATTCCTGTTGACTGTAATTTACAAATTGTATCAAGCATAGTCTTTTATCTCATTATGGTAAGCCGCATTCTTACCACAGGTGTATAAACATCTTGGCAAGTGTTTACCATGCACAGGATTCCAACTTTCTATCAGTATACTATCAAAGTAAGGATTTGTCAACACTTCGTTGATATTTTTATCAACCAAACTGTTCCAACCAACGCCAAAATCTGCATATTTCTCATTTATTCCGTGTTTGTTCCATTTGGTGCTATCAAATAAAAAACAACACGGCCATAATTCCAGTGTACTACTAATGAATATTTCATTTTGATGGATGTATTTACAATTTATAGTTTTAATCAATTCTTGATTTTTTTGGTGATCAACTTTCCCTTCATTGTTTTCTTTTAGGAGTTTGTTTATTTCATCCACTTGTTTTACTTTGGTGTGTTCTTTGTCTCCAGTGGTGGTAATTTTAGTTTCTAGTTTTTGATTCTTTTTTCCTATTTTAGCTATCCAATCATGATAGCTGTTACGCATGCCTGTTCTAACCTTAAAATTAAAACCTAGCTGTTGAGCATGAGATTTAGCTATTTCTAATTCGTGTTCATTATGATCAAAAACTATGTAAATCCAATCACCGATTCCGCCAGCGTTTGAGTAGGCTTCCATGTTTCTTTCTAGCACATTAAATTTTGTGTTTACACGGTATATATGGTTTGTTTCTCTGTGGCCGTCGACACAGAAATGAACTTTTATTTTACTTGTTGCATGGCTTACTTGAGCTAGTCTTATCCACCAGTCTGCTGTGTTGTAACTGCCGTTTGTGCTTACAACACAATAGCCGCCGTTCTCGGCTAGATATGTTAAAATATCAGAACACTCTGGGTTAACTATTGGATCTCCTAGCACACCACATATTTTGAATTGCTTACCATCTATATATTCTTTACTAGGAAACAATCTTTGCACATCTTTGAATGTAATGTTTTTTACTTCATATGTTCCATCTAATTGTGTTCTAGCACATCCCGGACAGGCGGCATTACAATCACTGCTTAATTCAAGCTCTATTTTATCAATATCCAAAATATTCATTCTTATTATCTATGTATATAAATATACTTATGCAAAATAAATCCCCGTCAAATTCTAATCCGGACTTAACAAAACTTACAGAACAATACGGCAGTAATTTTTGTCCTGTACCGTTTGAGCATGTAATCATATACGGTGACGAAGTAATGACCTGTTGTAAGACCAAAGTTCCTATCGGAAATCTCAAAGATAACACACTCAAAGAAATATATGAAGGTCCTATCATAGAACAAGTAAGACAGCAATTTTTAAAAAACGAAAAACCAACACAATGTAAAAACTGTTGGAAAGAAGAAAATGAAACTGGTTTGCCTGCGAATGTGCGTGTAAGTGCAAGTAAAATGAGTGCAGAAACTTGGACTGATGACAGTGTGACAAAACCACGAATAAAATTCTTAGACGTAGTATGGAGTAACAAATGTAACTTTGCGTGTATGGGGTGTACCCCATTGCTGAGTTCAACTATCAACAAATTATTTAAAAAGCAATATAGTAAGTTATATAGCGATCCCGATAAAGATTATTTTGTAGATTATCAAGACTGGGAAACAAATGTTGCTCATATAAAAAGTTATATAGAGGAATACGGAGATGAGTTACATTACATACATTTTCAAGGAGGAGAACCGTTTCTAAATAACAGCCTGTTTGATATTTTAGATCTAATGATAGAGAAAAAGATGTTTAACACTAAAATTTTATTCCATACAAATGGTAGTGTAAGTAAAACACACAAAGGCAAAGATCTAATAAAAGAATATCTTGCGAAGTGGGGAGAACAAGCTAGGGTAAATTTTAGTCTTGACGGTATCGGAACAAGAGGAGAGTATATTAGATACGGTTATCGACAGAAGACTTGGGAAAGAAATTTTGCTAAATCTTATGACAATATTCGCACAAGTATTGCCGCAAGAGCAAACGTTTTCAATATTTTGCACTTGGAAGAACTTGCATCTTATTGTAACAATAAAAATACAAAAACTGATAAGCGTTTTGGCAGTCTGGGTCATTGGGGCAATAGTGAAAGCAATCTCGGACTAATCAAGATACACGATCCTACTAGAATCAAAGCAATAGATTCTTTGAAAAGAATATTACAAACAGGAGATAGTCCTAAGCCTTGGCGTACTAAAATACCAAATTACATCAACTGGTTGGAAAATGATCACATGCCAGAAAAATGGGCTGTGTACAGATGGGCAAGTAGCCTAAGTGACTTTGATCAAGCTAGAGGCACAGACTTTGACCAAACGTTTCCTGAACTAGTAGAGTTCAAAAATTATGCATTTGATTGGGCCCAAGATTATAAGAATTGACTTGCAAAGGGATCAAACTCTGCACCACATTTCATTGCACACACTTTAAGTTTTCCTTCGCCACAACTGTTTTTACTCCAACTGTTTTGTATATCGTCAAATATACCTGTTGCAAAAACATTAGCCAGGCCATTACGAGCATCTAATGCCTTTTTATCTGGAATAAAATCCCATATCTGTTCTACCTTAGGATCTTTATGCCACCATTTGTACATGCGTCCAGCAGTCCAACAACAGGGCAATGCTAGTCCTTCTGCTGTGATAAACAGACTGTTTTCTTTCTTAACTTTGCAAACGATAGGAGCCGCGTCATAATATGCGTCCATGCTACCGTATTTTTCTAGTATGACTTCTTGTTTGGTAAGTGCTTTGTTTTGATATTTTTCTTCTGGCTTTTTAAGCTCTGCTGTATCTTTGCCTTTACGATCTTTGGCTTGATGCTTTTCTTTTTTGTTTGAATTTGTGTCAATAAATCTTCCAGTCTTCTTTTTCATAAAACGTTCTACACCCCATTCATTAGCAAGTGCTTCTGCTTGTTCAACTTGGTGTTGGTTATGCTCAAATATCAAATAGTCCCAACGAGCTCTCCCGCCTGCGTTTATAAATGTTCGCATGTTGCGTTCTACATTGTCCCAAACTACATTTTGTCTATATATGTGATTGGTATCTGCGAGACCATCCACAGAAAAAATAACACAACCGTTGCGGCCAAACACCTTAGCAAGGTTAGTCCAAAATTTTTCATCTTTCGCTCCTCCATTTGTATTCATACTCAACCACATGGTAGGATTAAGTTCTCTAAAGTAACTGAATATTTCTAATGTATCTTTGGCAACAATAGGATCACCTAAATTTCCACACATATACATAGTGTCTAACTGTTTTATAAAGGAAGCAGTAAATATGTCTTTGCAGTCTTTAAGTGACAGTTCATCTAAATTGATATGCGGATTTATACCTTCACCATTCATATTACGATCACACATAGGACATGCGGCTTGACAGTTTTGTGTTACTTCTAGATGTATTGTTTTAATGTCTTTGTATCTATACATTATAGCTTCCTCATTAAATTTTCAAGCTCTATGACACCAAAGGAATACTTATAGTCTATAGGATTTTTACAGAAATGGAAGCTGTCAGGATCTATAAGTTTTATTTTATTATCTTTAGTAATAACAAAATTATCTATAGTAAGATCATCATGTGTCCAATATATGTTCTTTTCCTTTTTACTGTATTCAACACAATCTAGTATCACTTTGAAATAACTTTCACAAATATTTAAACATAAATCTCTGTTTAAATTTTCGGTACTTTTTAAATAATTATTTACTGGACTGAAAATATCGACTTTTTCTAAAATCAATTTACTAGGCTCAAAATCTAATATTTTAACGTACAACGGATTGTCAGCTGAAAACTCTAAATAAGATTCGTACCATCCCTGTGTTTTGGTTTTATTCTTAAGATGCTTTACTACATAATCATCAAATATTTCAATAGTAGTGTTTTCTTTTTCAATTTTCATTCAAGTATCAACTTTATATCTTTACCGGGTCCTGTCCGACTAGGTAGATCTCCGTATTTTTCAACATACCATTTTATAACGGCCTTGTACCAATTTTGGCTGTTGTGATGTGCTTCTTTGTTAAACTGATATATGTTGTTGTTAGTTGCCTCCATAGTACTTAACACTCTTGCACTTTCAGTTTGTAGCTCTCGAATAGTTAGATTATCTAATTCCAATTCTCATGTACCTCGTATATTTTTCTATATCAAGCTCTCCTGTAAACAATACTTTACTTAAAGGTGCCATTTGCTCAAAATGTAAACTATCCTTTACACAATTCACGTGTTCGTCAACATCCATAAAATCATTACTTTGTAATACAACTAGTTTACCAGTGGGTATTTTATTATACCACGTATCAAAGTTTTCGATATGTTCACAACTAGTGTTAATTATAGTGTCAGGTATATCAGTTATAGGATAACTCATACGATCATTTGCTTTACTCCAAAACTGCCAAGTGTGTTCCCTATAATCTATATCCATAATGTCTTGCGTTATACTTTTGAATTTCCATTGATCTACAAACCAAGGTTTGTTAAAAGTTTCTGCAATATCTACACATGTTCGATCAATATCAAAACTTCTTATTTTATCTACCTTTATATCACTTTCGAATATCATAGTGGCAAGAGTAGCATACCATCCTGCACATAAGAATACTGTACCTAAATCTACATTACATTTTTTTAGTTCGTCAACTAACCAAAGTTTACTTTGTATTTGTCCTCTACTAAAACAATCGTTCCAAATTTTAGTTTCATTTACAAAAAAGTTTTTAAATGCTTTTGTAAACTGTGTTTCCACAATATTATCTAGCAATGGCCAAAGTTTCCAAGTATTATCTTCTAATATAAGTTTACGTAAATCCTCATCATTTATCAATCTAAATACACTATGCAAATTCTTATCAATTACTGCTTTACATAAATCTTCTTTATCTCCACTAACAGTCGTAGGAAGTAATCTAAAAATACTACTAATATCTTTATCAATATATGCTCTTCGAAGGTCAGAAATTTTACTATTAGTGGGATATAGTAATTCAAATCGATCTAGTAATTCAAATGTCTTGAGCATCAAACTGTTCCTTTAGCCAGTCAAAATCGTTGATTAACCCCAGATTAGCCCCGCTAGAAACGCCAAACTCCATACCAGCGGTAGCGCCTGCCAAAGCGTATTTGCCATATAATCTATCGTGTCCCACGGTTGTCCAAGTCTTGAGTCTTTCATTTGTTTCCTCCTCTTTTTGTCTGTCTATAGTTTTACTTGATAATTTTGCACATTCTCTAAAAGCACTTTTCCATGTGTTAAAAGGATCGGTGTTGAATGCTGTGATATTTGATATTTCATTTATTACTTTAAAATTTTTTGAAATACTTGTAGTCATATCATTTGTGCTGGTGTTCATATTTTGTGCTAGCCATGTTGGGAATAATTTTACACCTCCATAGCCGTATATTAAATCATTGATAGGATTCATACATCGATAAACATGTACTGTATCCTTATCTTCAGTTTTGTAATCGAAATTAAAATCATCTACAATTACTGCATCTCCGTCTACAACAAAAAAATAATCTGTATTTGCTATAGTTGCCGCTTTCTTATGAGCATTGTGTATTCCTTTAATATTTTTTACCCTTCTAATTCTTTCACCAAATAGTCCTACACTATTAAATCTTTCGTAAAGATTTATAAAATTTTCTTCAGCGTTAGGTTCATTATAACTTATAAAAATTATATCATACATGCTTTACAATCCTCATAAAATTTATTCATTTCAGGAAAAGTTTTTAAAAAATCAGTACCACGCCTTTTATCATATTGTTGAATCCATTCATAAAACATACGTCTACCTTCTATAGCTTCTTTTTCAAACTCTTCTGGTTTGTCTTGTCTAACATCTAAGTCTTGAACTATTCTTATCATTTTTTGTGTTTCTCTATCATCAAATTTATTTTTTTTCATAAAAGTTATGCAAGGATAAAGATATTTTTCAACTAAATCATGTGTGGCAATTTTTGCATCCAAAAATCCAGGACTTCTTACATACGGTATATCTACAAGTATTCTTTGGTAGTGTGTTTTATTATCCAAATAAATGTCTTTAAGATCAGAAACGTATTTCAAAAACTTATAAAAACTTGGTATACTTAGGACGTTAAATGCACTCATAAAACTACAGTTACCTTTAGTAGTCTTTAAAAAGTATTCAACATTGCTTGTAAACATTTTCCAATCCATACCAAATCTATTATATTCTGCTTGAGCTCCTATGCTTTCAGCACTTACAAAAAGTACAAATTTACTGATACATTTTTTATCTTCTAATATCTTTACCTTGTCAACAAACTGTTTCCATTTATCCCCTGGTGGACATGCGTTACTGTTAATTGATAATTCTAACTTAGGTTGAGGATTATTCAATAAGTGATCCATTACCTTCATAGTGTGTTTGCTCATTAAAGGTTCACCGCCTGTAATTCTAAAAGTGTGCATGTGTTTCACTGCTTCAGGAAACCATTTCCAAAAAGCTTCTATGTAAGGATTGTGTTCACGATTAGGTATTTGTTTTTGGTACTGATCAGGTTCATTATATCTCCAATTAATTAAACTAAACATATACGGTCCATGTTCACTTATTTCGTCAGTCCATTTACTGCTGAAAGCAGGACCACAGTATCCGCATTTAAAATTACATACATTACTAAAACTAACCTCTACATATCTTGGATATACATCTTCGTCTCCGGTCATTTTTGATATCTTATCAAAATCCGGCCAACTAAAAGGATCTCTACTTTTCCAAGTTCTATCACTATGCATACCAGTATTATCTTCGATACGCCAACAGTAATCACATTCTCCTGGACGTTCTCCTCGGAGCATTTGTTTTCTTACATTCTTTTTAAATCCTGTGTTATGTAATGCTCCTGGATTTGTAGCAAGATCGTTTAAATCTATAGGGTGTGCCTTAGGATGATGACAACTATGTGTAAGTCCTGATCCAAGATGCATAGTAACCTGTGTCCATTTAGCTAGGCAAAAGCCACAGCCAACAGAATTTAACTTCTCTAAAACATGTTCAGGTTCTTGCCATTCAAATGTCATTCTATTCTACGTCAATCACAAATTGTTGATTGCTACTCCTTGCGGGGTTTTGATATACAGTTTTAAAAAATGCACTCTGTTCTTCATTAAGAGGTTGCACGGCAATAGGTATTCCTAATTTATCTACCAAATCACTTCCATAATTAAATATTTCTGTGTGTAATACATCTTCTGGCATTTGATCTCTATCTGCCCAAAGTTCATTTAAATGATCAAAATCTCTTACATTGACATAATCCCAGTCGGTCAACATCGTCATTACTAATCCTTCTCTGGCTCCTGCAATAGCCCAGTATCCATTCTTTACATCTGATCCTACCATTAACCAGATCCATAACCTATGTAGGTTTTTCCAATGTCCGTTTAAAAACTCTTCATGTGATGGTTTAACTCCTCTATCTAGAGCCATCTTTACGCCTTCTCTAAAACCAGCTCTCCAGGCTTGATGTGGTGTTTCGTTATTATGTACATCACTATAACAACTATTCTGTTGAATATATTGTATGTCCCAACAAAAATCAACCTGTGCATGTGGATTATCAGCATCTGCATTTTCGTGAGTTTTCATATTTAAAACAAATTCTTTAGGCCAACATTTTAGTCCACCATTACCATACAATAAACCATTAATACTATTTCTTCCGCACCAACTAATTACACTACTTGTAAGATCTGTATGCTCATCAAAATCAAGAACTTGATTAATAAAATCTTGTCTTATAGTATTGTCACCATCAACAGTCACAAATCTATCTGTTTCGCTTAATTCTGCACATGCTTTGTGTGCCGCATCTGAGCCTTTCACACCATGCACTCTTTTAGCCCAAGGAACTTTTGTTAATAAATCTGCATAATTTTTTTCTGCATTGGGTTCATCATAACTAAGATATATAATATCAATTTCTGCAATTTTTACCTTCATTTTGTTTCTCCATATACACAACTTGCTAGATCAACTGTTGTATAGATATCGTAGCTATTGTGTATGCTTATAGATTTTTTTGTTTTTTCAGTAAGATCAAAACTTACCATATCATACAAAATATGAGGATCATCTTTTTTGGTAAAACTAAAAGTGATCTTCTTGTTTACATCAATATGTGTTTTTTTCATAACATCAATTAGTTCGTCGCTAGTATTAATATAACATGTTTTGTCTTTCTTGTCAATGTTTAATAGTATATCATAATCTATTTTACTAGACACTTTTGGTAATTTCTGATACTGAGAAGTTTCTTCAAGTACTGTTACTTTTTTTAATTTATATTCCTTACTTTTCCTATTATATACAATCAAATAATCTGACATCTTTTCTTTTAATGTTTTTATAGGTTCTACTTCTTTGTCTGACACTTCTATATAACTATCTCCTTCATTGTGCGATGGACCTATGCTTAATATTTGTCCTGTCTTTTGATCAAAAGTAACATACTGTTTTATATCTACTTTGTAGTGCTTCATAATACTTTGCTTTCATATTTTTTTATCACATTTTTACAAAACTTATTTTCTGTGTAATGAAAAATTCCTTGTTGAAGGAAATTTCCTACTTTTAATTCTAAATCATCTGTAATATAATAAGGAATAGAATCTGTCCAATTTAATCCTATATTACTTACATTTTGTGCTTTACTTTTCATATGAGTAAAGTTTATAAAATTATTTGTAATATTATTTAAATTTACGTGTAAAGATGTAATTGCATGATTTATATCCATACTAGACAATATAAATGTTTCTCCTTTGGCATTGGTTACTTTAGGTTTTGATTTTTTTACAAATTTATTATAGTAATCTATATGATTATGACATACATTTTCTAATTGTTTGTAATAATTAAGTGCTATGTCGTTTTGTTTAAAATAATGTATACCACAATACAAATTAGGTAATTTATTTTCAACAAATACTTTTCTATAAAAATCACTTGTAACTTCTTGATTTCTATAAGTAAAAACTTTACTTGTCAAAAATACATCATATCT